AGGAGTGAATAGAGAAGACAATCTCCCGCCACAACATTTTCCGTTCAATTCGCCCTTCCTCACCGTACCAATTGTCAATCACGTCAAAGACCCCCCACAAAATTTGAGGGTTCAAGCTCCCATCAAAGTTGGAAAAATCTCCGGCGACGACAACATCTCCTTTTCGCTGCAGTTTCCTGGCGATCAGACCCCAGTCAGGGGAATAAACATTGGTCCCAACAGCGCTCTCATTCTCAATCCGGTAATGGGCGCACGCTGAAAGGAATGTCAAAAAATATTGACGAAACAAAACAGTGAAATTTGCAGGTCCGGCAGCAAAGACTCTCGTCTTCATCTTATTGACTTTTTCCACTGGACGACGTTCATCCTTTAAGGTGTCAATAAAGACGCAGGGGATCCTCTTCCCTTGTTTAAGTTGCTCTTGCTGCTCTCTCAATTCTCGTTCAAAGTCCTTTTCCAAGGAATAATCGTCAAAGATCAGGGCTCTCTTGCTCATGTCCTTATGCCGATACTTGTAGGGGTGACCACTGCTCGTCGATCGTTTAATAGGAGGAGCATATGGGTCTAATTCCACCCCTGTAACTGCCTCTTCCAGAGATACGGGACGTCTTGTTCCTTCCATCTCGTTGTAGATTCGAGTCACATCAGCGACTGCGGCACGCAACATACTTTCATCAATTAAGGGAGTGTCTGCCCCAGCTTTTTCCAAGCCTTTCATCAAAGGATCGATCACGAGTCCTTGGTCATCTTTGCCAGCTCTCAAGTGGCAGGGTTTGGTCTTTGGGGGTGGAAGAAATTCTTGCAATACACTCGGCTTGATTGTTGTTTCAGTCGAGGACTTGTCGGTATGAGTCAATCCAATCTTAGAGAAATTAGATCCTTTGATAACTGATCCCACCTGAGTCTCAAAAACAGTGGGGTCAACACTTACCTGGGCATCTCTGTCCAGAATCTCATGATCCATCATCTCACGAATCACTCTTGCACACACGATGGCAGCATGTCCATACGGATGACCTGTCATTCCGGCTACATGGAGGCCTAGAATCTTCTTCTTAAAACTCGCATTAACTGCGAGCAAGAGAGATCCACAATCTCCTTTCTTCATTTCCATCATGTATCGCAAATTTCGCGCCAAATAGTAGTGAGTGTTAGTCAATTTATCTTCATAATGCAAATTGTAGTCCAACTGCACTTTTGCGTATTTCACCATCTGCGCTTTTTCTCCAGGGACAATAATAGCTCCAAGAATGCCCATATCAGGAAATTTCGAAAGTTCAGTAGAGTCACACACATGAGGCATGATGTCAGCATGATCGCGAAAATGACGTGGAAATTGAATAAGCGCCAAATCATGTTCTTTGTGGCTCACCACAACCAAGTCCTCAGCGTTAACTCGTAGTCCTCGAGGATTCATGGCATTTACCAGAATCAATTCCCCATGAAGTACCGTTTGGCAGTGAGACATGGTCAAAGCGGTGCGTCCACGAAGGAAGGTTAGTCGGAACAGAATTTCTCCTCCTTCTCTCTTCACTCCGTAAGCGTTGTTCAACACCTTCTTCGCCAATTCAAAGCTGTTTGCATCAGTCTGTGCGTGTGCCTCCAGAGTCTTTCCTTCCGTCACGACATCTTTGTCATCAATCGGCTTGCTCTCGACTTGCTTGGCCTTAGTTTTGGTCTTGGGATCCCCAGAGTTTCCAAGTTCCACATGCTTAGTTTTCACTTTTGTGGTTTGATCTCCGGATCCTCCAATTTCCACGGTCTTCGACTTCTTCTTAGTCTTCAAATCGCCTGAATTGTCGATCTCTGTATCTTGGGTGTCTGGCTCTGTTGATTTTCCAGCTGCCATATAATATAGCATCATGCCAATCATGGGCAACACTGCAATGACAGCTGAGAGCATCGGGTTCTCCTTAATCCATTGTATTGACTTGTGAGTCCAACCTTCAACCATGTCCTTGATTTCGTTGAAATGTAGTTTGCGCAACATCATGTCCTTCCAATTTTCATCTTTGGATTGACTCACATAAAACCAAGTCAAACAAGTGTGCATCCGCGACGTCTCTGGATTGATTCCTGCAGCCTTCAACTCTTCTACCAAAGAGAGAGCTGACTGTTGAACCACAATGTTATCTAGCATGTTCAGCAACGTGTTTTCATCTCCCTCTTCAATAGCTTCTTGAATGAGTGCCCAGCCTTCGTCACCATAGACACTGTCAATCAGAATACCAAGAATGTCATGCTGATCCTGCAGGTGTTTCTCAGAACTGATTCTCAAAGAATTCAAGATTTCATTCTCATCGCCATTCAATACCTGTGCTTCCAGACGGGTTGCATAGTTGTCAAATGCCTGCAATCTTTCCATTGAGCTCTCCAGTTGGTCTCTCAAAATTGATTGGGCTTTGTCGCGAAACTCGGCATAAGTCCATGGAACGTGTTCTCGACCTATTTTCTGATGCTGAGAAAAATCGATGTGACCATCAAGGCCTCGAATCCAGAATCGATATGGCTCTGGTGAAGAAACACCACAAGTGGCTTTCACCTTTGCTGAATCAAGGAAAACATTTCCATTGACACGCTTCTGAAATTCGGGTGCAATTGTCACTTCAACATTCAAGTGGAAGCGTCTCCTGACAGCATCTCCGCTCGCAAGACTCTCGACTCCCAACCTAGGCTGATTTGTCGTATACAGCACGGCTTTGGATGTGAAAAATGTCTTAGCCTTATCCAAAAGAGAAGCCATGTGCAGTGGGTAACAATTCGTGTTTCCCATTTTGATAACCTCCATCAATTCTGGATTTGGTAGCGCCTGAGAATCTTTTTGTTGGAAAGCGTCGTCACAAATGACAATTGGTTGCCCAGCATAGTTGTCCCAAAACTCCTGAGCCGGTTGGAGGTGGTAGATCTGCGACCTATGGTCAATTTTTCCATTGCG